TTCTATTACTTTTTTAGGTATTTTTGCGTCTACAGCTTCTCTAATAAATCTTTGTTGAGTTTCTTTAGTCATGTTTGAAATATTGTCTGCTGTCCATTGCCAATAATATTGTTTAAATACAACAGACCTTGAAAGGTAAGCATTTGGTTTTGTCATTAAATATTTAAAACCAATGTCTACCATTGTATCTAGTCGTTTCTCTATAGAACCAAGAAAACCTGTAACATCTCCACCTGTCTTATGACCTTTAACTAAACCAAATTCCATGCCATCATCTATATATCCTGATAAAGCTCTATAAATTTCATTAAGATGTTTTTTACCATATTCTTTTGAAATATCAGGAATAAAACCAATACTATCTCCTTTTACAGTTTCAAGTTTACCTGTAGCTATTGCTTGTCTTAATCTTGAATCTCCACCGTCTATTCCAAATTTATAACTATATTTATCTCCTGCTACATAATTAACACCTTCTGTTAATTTTTCTCCTGTCTTAATTCTTATTCTTGCTTCTACAGATGCAAGGTATGCATCCATATCTTTTTGATTTGTAAGAATACTTTTATATTTATTTCCACCAACACGTGCAAGTTCTTGTCTAATAGGTAATGCTTCTTTACTTCTAAACCAAGCTTTAGATGCATCATTAAAACCATTAGCAGCTAAATATCTAGCTACAGGGTCATTTCTTAATTGTATAAGCTCAAAACCAACAGCATTTACATAATCTTGTTGACCCGGTCTTATTTCAACAAAGTCACGTGACATGCTTCCATAAGATGTTGGTCTACCTCGTAATTGTCCTGCTGACCAATTTGAATTTGTTACTTCTGCATACTCTAAACTTTCACGTAATTTAGCACTATCAACTCCACCTGCAGATTCACCAATAAATTTCTTTGATAATTTACCTGCATGATTATGTGACCTAGCCCATACTAAATGACTAGCAGGATGTATAAACATATTGTCTAATCCTGCAACAGCCATACGCATTGATTCTTCAAAGAAAACTCTTACAAACCATGCACCTCTAAGAAGAACTAATGGTTTAAATAAATTTCTTGTCATGTAATCAAGTGTTAATGTATATGCATCATCAGTTAAATTTTTACTTGCAATTAAACCTGTATAGTTTTCTCCACCACTAAATAAAGACATAACGTTTTTACTTGTATGTTTAAGACTTGCTTTCATGCCACCTTCAAACTCATCTCCATATGTTGTAAATACTTTACCCATAGCTCTGTTGATTAATCTGTAATCCATTAGGGGTGCATACAAATCTGCACCTTCTGCTAATAAATGTAAAGATGGAACTAACATTTCTATCTTTTCACCATTTGGTCCACGTTCTATAATTGTTTCTACAACGTCACCAACAAATGGCATATTATCTCCTGTAACGCTATCAATAAAGTATTTTCTTATATCGGCATTGCTTTCAAATATTTTTTTTGCAATCATAGTTGCAGGTAATCTTTTACCTGATTTTGCTGCTCTAAGTTCATCTCTTTTTATTTGTTCATAAGCAAATTTTTGTATTCCTTCAAAATCACCTTCTCCTATATCTATAAGCTCATCTACAATAGGTTTCATTTCGTCAAATTTATATCCTGTAACTTGCATGTGTGCAATTATATTTCTTACAGCATGTTCTCTATCTGTAAAAGATAAACCCTGTTCCGGTGTTACAGATAATATTTTATTAAAATATGGTTTTGCACCTGCTCTAAGTGTTGCACTAAATCCAAATAATTGACCAAGTTCACTTGTTTCATCTGTGCCTTGAATTAAATTATTTACTTTTTTAGTACCACCTGCAAGATAAGAACCTACACTTCTTAATGCTGCTTGTTCATTACCTATAGATGATAATGCTCTACCTAAACCTTTTTGTATTGGATTATTTTTAGCAAGTAATTCGTTACCTTTTTGTGCTGCTGTTCTTAATACAGCATTTGTTAATCCTGATTGTTTACCGGGTAGTTGTGTAATTTTTCCTGTTTGAAATAAATTATCAAGTGTTGAACGTACAGTTAAGTAATCTGTTGCATCAGCAATAGATTTAGCTTGTGTATATGTTAAGTTATTTAATCCCGGTGTTGTCATAATTTTTGCTACATTATCTTCTTCTGTTAATGCACGAGTAACTTTTCTTCCAAAAGGACTATTCATTAAATCAAGCACTGAGTTACTAAATAAAGATGCTCTTGTACCATTTATGACACCTGCTTGTTTATAAAGTTTTCTTCCTGCTTTAAATTTTTGTCTATCTTCTCCACGCATAACTCTTACAAGCTGTCCATTCTTACCTGATATTTTTGGATTTTTACCTGTAAAAGGGTCAACAGATGGTTCTAATTCATCTAAACCTTTTTTAAATGTATCTAAATAATCATCTACTAAACCTGCTTGTTTTGCATCTTGTAATTTATCTACAGATATTGCTGCTTGTTTTAATCTTCCTAAAGCACCTATACCTTTTGCTAAAGGAATATCAGATGCTAGTTGTACACCTGCATCAATAAGACCTGACATAACATTTGCTGCTTTTGTTCCTGAAGGTTGTAAGTTATATGTCACAGCTCTTCCATAGCTATATGGTTGTAACTTACCTGTATCTAATCCTCTTTTATTTCTCCACCAATTACTAACACTTAGGTATTCATCAAAAGTTGTTTTGCCGGGCGTATAATCTGTTTTACGTCCTTCAAAAAATTGTATTTGATTTGGGTTAGTTAAACTTGTATATTCTTGTAAACCTAATGCTTCATTTGCTTTTATAGGTGTACCAACATTATCATAAAATATTTTTCTAGCTTCTGTATCAGAAAATCCCATATCTACAAGTCTGTGGTATCTTGCATCATCTTCAGCAATAATGCTTTCAAAAAGAAATGGTTTATCTCTTTTATAGTTAACAGGATTACCAAGCATAGCTTCTCTAAATGCAGCAGCAAAAGCAGTTTTACCTGCTAACTTACCTGATTCTTTCCACATTTGTGCATATTGTTTTAGTTCTCCCCACATACCTTTATCTTTACCAATATCAGGAACTTCTGTATTAGATACAAACATTCTTATATTTTCTTGTGCTTCTTCAGAGGTATAACCTTTTTCTAATAAGTTGTCATAATGCACTAAATCTTCTACATATTGAAGTTGCCTATTTATTTTTCTTACTTTTTCTCCCATACTTTCCATACCAAGTAATGCCCATATACCTAATTGTTCTTTGCCTCTAATTGCATCAAAAAAATTAAATACCATATCTTGATTTTCAGGAACTAAAGGATTGCCTTCTAAATCTGTACTAGCTATCTCCCATGCTTTTGTTTCATTATCTACTTGTGCGTTACTAAATTTATTTGCAACAGCTTCAACAGATGAACTTTCAGGGTTTACACCTAGCATTGCCATAGGTACAGCTAATGCTTTTGGTAAGTTAGGATACTTTCTTGTAATAGCTACTAAAGATTGTGCATTAGTTTCTAAAAGATTTTTTTTTAAATCTGTAAATTTATTTTGTCTAGATTCGTTGTTACGAACAACTGATTCTTCAAATATTGGGTCAGGAAATATAATTAGATACTCCCTTGATTAATCATCTCCGATATAAGAGAACTTGGTGCTATTTGATACATAGCAGCCAATAACATATTCTCGTCTTCTTCTATTGCTTGTGCAGGTGGACTACCTGCTCCTAACATTGCACCTTCTGTTATAGGTTCTGCAGGTCTTTCTGTTGTTCCAAAAACATTTAACTGTGGTGCCGGAGTTCTAGGTATAGGTATAGGTCTTTGTTGTGGCAAAGGAGCAGCTTGTTGTTGTGCAGTTAAAGCTGCTTGTTCTCCATAAGGTACGTCCGGTACTCTGACTACTGGTTGTTTACCGTCTGTTCTTTTGGATAACGCACCCGGTCCACTAACTGCTGCAGGATTTTGAGGCTTTCGGTAACCCCCTCTAGTACGTTTCTTCGCCATCTCTAAACTCCTCCCTAATTACTATGTACACATTTGGATGTGGTTGTATAATTGAATAACTTTGTAAATCATCAAAATTAAAAAATTGATTATCTAAACTGCCTTCGTTTACCAAAGACCAAAACTCTGCATCTATAAATTCTTGGTTCATTGTGCTAGTCCAAAAGCATCTGCAATGCTTGGTGGTTGTTGTGGTAACTGTTGTGCTAGTTGTTGTTGTTGTATCAAAGCCTGTTCTTCAGGTGACATTTGTGGCTCTTCAGGTGTATAGAATTGTTTTAATATATCTGTCATAGCATTTGGGTTTTCATAAATAGCTACAACAGCCATGGTTGAGGCAGGGTCACCTTGAGCACTTCTTGCCAATACACTTTCAAATAATACTGTTTCTGCTTTATTTTTTCTTATACGTTCTTGCACTTTGACAATATTTTCTAAACCATCAATGTTATCTTGTAAAGTTTCTGTATCTATTACACCTGCTTGTAATAATTGTAATCCTGTAACAATTTTTTGTGGTTCGTCAAATCCTGCCATAACACCATAAATACGTCTTGTTCTATGGTCACCACCAATATCTGATGATGGTTTATAGTTTTCAGAAAATGCTGTTCCGTTATAATATCCTGCAATAGGTTTGCTATCCATACCTGATTCCATAGAAATAATTTCATCAAGTTCTAATCTTTTGCTATCCATCTCTGCAACACCGACTTTTATAATCTCTCTATATTCATTAATCATCAAAGACATAGATGAGTTTAGTTCTGCCAATCCTGCACCTGTAGCTACGCTTGTAGGAGATTGAGCGTCGTCCGTAACAGGATATCCACCTACAAGCCTTAGCTGTCTTTCCAACCTGTCAACTTGTTGAAATAACTGATATGGTATGTTATTTGCAGGTTTAGAAACTTGTGTTCCCGGTGATAAATAGTTAATTGCAAATCTACCTTTTCTGTATTGTCCTGATTCTAATTCACCCGATATGTTGGTTTCAGTAAATACAGCATCTTCCATAGCTATAGCAGACATAATATTAATTTTTGCCATCATAGCCATAAGACCTATTGTGTGGTCATACTGTCCTTTTAATTCATCAAAACTAAATCGTTTCATAAATACAAAAGGCACTGTGCTTAAACCATTTGGTATATAGTCAAATAACTCTCTTGTTTCGGGATAAACAACATAAGTACCTGTTATGTCATAGTATTCAATAATGTCAACACCTTGTCCTGTGTTGTCTTCCCAATCTCCACCACCTGTGTTATCACCATATGCATATAACGGCATACTCCTTTGGTTTGGATTGTCTGCTTGTGGTTTAAGAATTGTATTTGAATATTCAGGATATATCTGTGCTAGTTTCCATCTAGGAATATTTCTAAGTATTGCTAGTTCTTGTGGTTGTTGGTCTGCACCAAAGTTACCCGGATATGTGTCGTAAGGGTCACGAAGTTCTGCACAAGGATATACAAAACCATTTTTATCTCTTTTGTATGTAACTATCCATGCACAATATCCATAGCCCGGTAACCATCTTGCAGCTTGGGCAAGTTGTAAATTTAATCTTTGTTTTTCATCATAAGATGTAACGATACGTTCTATTTTTTCTGCTCTGTTTTTTGCACGACTACTGTCATTATTGTTTGCAACATCAACACGTACCTGTGGTATACCTGATATTTTTTGTGCTAATCTATCAATACCTGATTGTAATAAATTAGGTGCAGGTAAAAGGTCAGCATCTGCTGTATCCATTTGATTACCTAGTAATGCTTTTATTCCATCAGCACCTCCATTAAGGATTGCCCTAATTCTATATTTACTTAATTGTCTTGAATCAGATGGAGAACCTGCAACTAACTCCTGAGCTGCATCAATAATCTCTTCTGCATTTTTTCTAGTTAAATCTATTGCCATGGTGCATCATTCATCTCTGTAACATTATACCCTGAAAAACTAGGATTGTACTCCATTCCTACTTCTGCAAGGTGTTCTTTCTGTACTCTTCTAAATACTTTCATTGGAAACCAACTAGCCATAACTATGTCTGTTTTATGTTTATTACGACTAGATACAGGTTTGCCATCAAAATAAACTAGCTGTCTTTTATAACTATCTATTTTAGCTTGACTTTCTGCATCACCATAAGGTAAATGTATTTTATTATTTTCAAACAATTCTGTCATTGCACCTACACCATATAGTGGGTCATGTTTATTTTTACCTGTAAGATGTCCTTGTAATAATGTACCTGTCTTCAATACAAACTCTTTTATCTTTTCATCTTGTCGTATAGCAGTTTGAAAACCATTTTCTTCTACTATCCAATGTAGGCAATCATATTGGAAATACCAATCAGACATAATCTGTAGTGCTGCTTTTACACCACCACCTTTTTGATTATCTATATCTATACAATACAGTTCTGAATTATATGTATCTATACCCCATAAGAATGCAGCTTGAAAGCCTGAACTAGAAGGGTCAAGTCCGGCAACTAATTGTAGTTGCTTAGGTATCTGCCCTACTACGAGTTCAGGTTGTTTGCATGAATCAATAGCATCAGGACTAAATATTTGTGTACCCTGTACATATGCTTGGTTGTAATAAACCATTTCAAAAATTTGTTTACCACCTGTAGTTTCTGCTGCTTTCATTCTTGACATCAACCATGGGTAAGAACGTTTACTTGCCCATAACATACATTCATCATGTTCTTCTGTTTCCGGTATCTGACATTCTAAATCATGTGCTGTTTCTACAATACTTGTAAAAGCTTCGTTGTTTAATAGATGATGGTATAAATCATCAGGGTGCTGACGTGAACCAATTACTACAACTGCAGTATGTTCCTCTTTACGACTTGATAATGTTGTTGTCCACCATTGTCTAGTGTTTTCTCTTGCACCGGGTTGCATAGTAGTTTGGTGGTCTTCTATGTCGTCTGCAATAATTATGTCACAGTCACGTGATAGAATCTTACCACCCTTACCTACGGCTACCATAGTTGGTGATTTGATACCGGGTACCGTTCTTGTTCCTACAGTAAACTGATTCTGTGACCATTGTTTACCACTTCTGTTATCAGGTTTAAAGTTTTTACCCGGTTCACAAAAATCTTCTTGTAATCTCTCGTTACTCTCTAGTTGGTCAAGTACTGAAGATACAGCATTCTTTGCAATGTCTTCATTACCACCAACCCACATAATTCTTGTATTAGGATTTTTACATATTTGATATACTGCAAAATGTATTAACAACTCTGTCTTGCCATGTCGTGGAGGACTAAGTACTAATAACTCATTACCCTCTTCTATAGCCTCAATAATGTTATTTATCCAATTTGTATGGAAAGGAGCTGTTTCGTATTTCTCTCCTGTTTCTG